TAGTAATACCTAATGCTTTAACTCTTAATGCGTCTGCGTTTACTTCAATTGAAGAGTCATCTACTTCTACATCTAACTGATTACCAGTTTTTGACATAGCAGCGCCGGCATTAATTTGACCTGCACCCGAAAATTGTGTTACATCTAATGCTGTTGTACCAAAAGTAGGAACGCCTGTATGTGTGAATACATAACCATTATCTCCGTTAGCAGTACCTTCTTCTACGAATACAAATGAACCACCTGATAATTCAGCAGGTTGGTCTTCAGGTGTTGCTCTTGTTAAAATCCAATTTGATGAACCTGAACCTATATTTGTTACAACATAGATACCGTTTTGAGCGGCTGTTGATTGGTCTTTAACTAAAATTCTATCATCTGCTACCATAGTTACACCATCAATTGATAATGCAGCTTGTGTACTAGAGTTTGTTAATGTTGCACCAACACCAGCAGTACCATTTGAATAAGTCGCCGTTAAGTTTGCTGTTGTAGCAACTCTTGTTGACGGTTTAGCGTCAAGACCTTGTGCAACTTGGTCAACATAAGCTTTGTTTGCTAATGAGTTAGTTGTAAATCCTGCTCTGTCTTCATAACCACTTGGTACTGTAACTGTTCCTGTTCCATGAGGAGAGAAAACAATGTCTGTATTACCAGCAGTTGTTGAAAGAGTTGAACCATTAATTGTAATACTATCTACTACTAATGATGTTAAACCTGCAATGTCTGTTGTAGTTGCACCTAATGTTAATGTAGATGAACCTAATGTAGTTGTAGGATTTGCTAAGTTAGCATTTGATATGCCTGCACTACCTGATAAGTTAGCGTTTGTTAATGCTGTTGCTGTAACTGTTACTGTATTGTCTGTTACAGTCTGAACTAAACCACCTGTACCTGCAAAGGTAAGTGTTTCAGCAGTATTGTAAGTATCTGTTCCTGTGTCACCTGCTAAATCAATAAACTGATTTACAGTTGCGAAATCTAAATTACCTGAACCGTCTGTTTTTAAAAATTGACCTGCTGTACCATCACCGTCAGGTAAAACAAATGTTTGTGAAGCTGTAACGGCATTCGGAGCTTTCAAACCTATAAAGTTTGTGCCGTTATTTGTTCCTTCATTGAATTTTACTGTACCACCTACTGTAGCACTATTACCAATAATTACTTGGTCAATGGCTAAGTTTGAGTCTGCTGTAAGTGCTGAACTTCCTGTTAGAGTACCAGCAACATGGTCTAACATGTCAGTAAAATACTGACCGCCAATTACTGTTACATTATTTGCGTCACCGTTTCCGTCAACGCCTCCCTCACCAATGAATAGTCTATCACCACTATTGGCTTGTGTACCTGTTCCATATGTATAAGCTACTTCACCAAGTTTCAGCGTGCTCGGGGCTGTTGCCGCTGAACTTCTTTTTATCTGAATTACTGTTGCCATCTAAAACTCCTAAAATGCTCCTGCGTTTATGGTCAAAGTTCCTGTTGTAGTTACTATTTCATTTGTAGTTACAAACTTTGCGTCACTTGACCTATATTGTAATATTGCACCATCATTTAAGGTAGTTGTATCAACATCGCCTAACAACTTCAATTGTAGAGAATTATTTGCTGCCGCCTGAGCAGATGGCAAGGACACCGAAACTTGTTGTGGTCCTTGTGATGTATTTACATTTATCTTAGCTGTAATATCAGGCATTATTTCTCTCCGTATGTATATTTATAACAAAAAAGAGTTGAATTAGATAGATACTTGTGGTCTAACTGTAATAATACCTTCAATAACTCTTGTAACATTACCACTAGAGGTCTGTGTAATCTCTAAATCGTACACATATCTCTCTGCGTCCAGGTTTGCTGAAACTGTAGATGTTAATGATAGTGTGACAACACCAGTTGTGGCGTCAGCGGCTATCGTTGTAGTTATTGATGTTCTTGTTCGAGTAGAAGAATATCCTTTGGACATTTTAGCTTCAGCAGTATAACCTGTTAAGTTAAACGGATTATTGTTTGCGTCTTTGACTGTTACATCTGAACTGAATGTTGTTCCTTGGTCGATTGTAAGGTTAGCTATGGCTGCCATCTACTTCTTCTCTTCTGGTATTTCTTTTTTTACTAATTCTGCAATTTTTTTGTTATAATGTGTTGTTAACACTTCGATTTTTTCTAGCTCAAGATTGTGTCTTACTTTAGAGGCCTGAATTTCTTGTCTTACCACTAGGTAATTTTGTAATTCTGGACTCAATTTTGCGACATCAAACTCTTTGCCATCAATCATTACTGTATTCATAATTATCTCCTATTATTTATATATTTATACAAGATAAATAAGTGTATGTCTGTAAAATCGTTATTAAAACTTCGTTACACTACAAAATGGTGGTCAAAAAAAGAGGTAGAACAACATAAACTCGATTATGTATTAGACTGTATATATAGGTCTCCTTCAAAACAACTAAAATACAATTACAAAGTTTTGATATTTGATGAAACGAAAAAATGCAAACAAATAAAAGATTGGTTATATTGGGAACACACATATTGTTTGAATAAAATTAGAGGCGCTAAAGGTAACGGTTTAAGAAGATACAATGGACAGGTGTTAGCACCTATTGTCTTAGCATGGGCTTCTGAAAAAAATAATTTAGAAGTCATAGAAGATATCATGGTCAGCTCAACAACTGCATTACTGGCCGCTGAAGATATAGGTTTAAATACCGGGTTCAATGGTTGTTTAGAATCGAGAGAGTTAGGACAAAAAATAGGCGAAACTCATGTACATATGTTATTAGGTTTAGGATATGCTGACAAAATTGATACCGAACCTACTAGAAAAGTATTCAAAGATGGTGTAGAAATGGGATATGACCTAGGAAATGGTGTACAAGGTGAACGCATAAATAATAGTATAGGAGAATATTATGACAGATAATGTAATAGTGAAACCAGGTGTAAGTGGTCAGTCAGTAAAATTTAATGCGAAAAAAGTAGATTGTGAAACTCTAGCCAATGAAGTAGCGTTGTTAAGTTTAGGTGATTGGGAAGGCCTAAAGGTAAAAGTTAATTGTGGTCAATACTCAAAACAAATTAAAGAATTTGAAAACGATTGGGTAGATTATTTACCTAGAACCGATAAGATTAATAATCGTAAAGCACTATCTCTTTTAAATTTACCAGGCAAAACTCATCAAGACAATCCTAGTTTAGCACAAGCGTGTGTAGAGGCGAATAGATATGTCAATGAGGCAGAGTTTAATGTACCTACTAAAGTTTATAATAAGTTAGAATGTTTACACCCACTTTTAAATATATTTCCTACTTTAGGCAGAACCTTTTTAGTAAAATGTGGCGAGGGCGCTTACTTTCATCCACATAGAGACCATCCAACTATGCCTAGAGATTCATTTAGAATAGCTGTGTTTTTGCAAGATTGTGGTCCTATGCAATTCGATTGGATACATGGCCATGAGAAAATGTTAATTGAACATGGCAGACCATATTATGTAAATACAAAAAGAGTACATAGAACTATGAGTTGGTCTAAAAACAGTACACATTTAATTATTAATGTACCATTCACTTCGGAGAATGTAACAGCTTTAATTGCTAATTTACAACATGCCCACTAGGTCGCAAGAACATAAAGATTTCATATTATCAAATTTAGAAGAAACATACTATATAGAAAATTTTATATCAAAAGAAGATATAGAAACATTAAGTATGGAATACTATGGTAATATTAATAAAGTTTACAAAAATACAGGACCTATAACCTCTGATATAAAACATTATGACTCGCCAACACTAAACAAAATTATAGATAAAATATCTAAATTTTATCCTAATAGTAAAGTAATGTCTGGTATGTTTTTTGAAGTAAAACAACCACATATCATACACAATGACGATAAACATAGTTTACCACTAACATATAAAGCCTTTAATATACCCTTAGAGTATGACACAAAAGAAGAACCATATTTGTGTTTTTTTGACCAAGTATATCTTGACGGACCTAGTAAGTTTTTTAACGGTGAAGAAAATATAGAAACCTTTTACAACACTATTGTATATGATTATGAAAATGTTGTAGGCAAATCAAATATACCATTTGATACTATAATGAAAGAAAAGTATCTAACTCATTTAGAAGATAAATGGTTGAAAGGTTTAAGTTTTAACTCCGCTCACGCATGGCGACCTGGTAATGCAATTGTTTTTGATTGTGTAAGATTGCATTGTGGAAGTAACTTTAAAGGTAAAAAATTAGGGTTGAGTATATTTACAGAATATCTTTAGTGCCATCTAAAGTAAACATTAAAGCTATCCTAGCCTTTTTACTCATAGACACGACACCGTGAGTATAACCTATATTCAAGAAATTGGCAACTCCGTTTTTAAGATTGTAAGCTTCTATTTTATTATTTCTTTTAAATAGGTTAATAACATTATTGTCACCATAGATAGGAACAATTACTCTTACACCATATGATACATCATAATCAACATGCCATGGTATCATTTTACCTGGTGCTAATTTTGTAATTCTAATTCTACTTGCTGGTGATTTACATTGTGTAACAATCTCCTCAAAATAACTACCTTTATAATCATCTGTAGGTACATTATATAAATGTTCTTCTCTTCTTTTCAATCTTTCTTTAATACTAGTGGTGTGAGGTAATATCTCACTAGGTGTAGTTAAGTTGATTTGTTCAAAGTTATCATAAACATCTTTAACTAATTCCTCATGATTCATACATAACATAGGATTAGCAGACCTCACATCTGTAAACTTTTCAGCCAACTCATCTGTAGCTTTTCTTAACTTATCTAAATCTATATTAAGATTTAATTCTTTTACAGTAGGTAAACTGTGTTTAGATAATTTGTCCATCATGTTTCCTCTCAATTATATAATCTGATTTAGGTTGCCAATCATAATTCTCTTGTAGTCTTATGCTATAAACATATTGCAACATATCACCAGTCTTAAATAAAAAATTCTTCTCTACTTGTAATTTTGTGTACCACTCACCATTTATATGTTCTTTAAATGCCTTATCTGTCATTTGTTTTCTTCTTTGATAAAGGTTATTTATGGCTTTGTTTTTTATGTCATGTGTAATATATAATATCTTAAATCCTTTATCTCTTGACCACTTGATTTGATGTTCTCCCATAATCAAACCACAATGACTAAATCTATATTTCTTTAGTATATGATAACGACATACTCTTACTGCAATATTAGGGTCATTTGTATAATGAGATTTTTCAGCAGCTGATATTGATATTAATTTATTATCTTTAAAACACATCCATGTTTCTATGTCTTTATTATCGGGGTCATACTTATCATAACCGATACTATTATTACCCTCTTTAAATGATTGTTGTCTAAACTTTTCAATCAATGGCCAATACTCATTAGGGTTTTCTGAATATCTTTTTACTTCCATTTATCTTTCCAATTATTATATGAACTTATCATATCATCTTTATTTTTCCATTGTTTTGATTCATGTTTTTCAATGGTCACCAAATCTTTTTTGAATTCATTAATATATTTACATTCTTCACTTATGAAACTCATGTTTTCTCGATACAGATTATCCCAACAATCATTTTTTACAAAGCTCTTTACAACATTACCACCCATTTTTTCTAATAAGTGTTTAGTCATGTCAAAGTGTCTATTACCAGCCTTTTTTGATGGTGTAAATGTAATTAGTATTATAGGTTTATGTGAAAATCCGTATGATGTTCCTAGATTATTATTCATGTTAGATTTTACAACTAACCAATCTAACGCATTTTTAAAAACTGCTGAATAATGGCCTGTGTGTTCAGGAACAGCAAAAACAAAAACATCTGTGTCATGCAAATCTTTATCAAATTGATTTATACCATCATCAACTTTACCATCAACATCATTTGTATCAATCAGTTTCATATTATAATCACACATAGATTTACATACATGAAATTTAATATGGTCATCCATCATTAGAAGACCTTTACTATTCATACTATCTAAGTTATTACTAAAACTAAATGCTGAAATTTTACAAGACATATTCAAAATGATTCCTATTTTTATACCAACATGCTGACCTCAATAATTCTCTAGTTTGGTCTTTTGCTATCGTAGGCCGTCTATGAATGGTTGTTAACTGGTCCATTAATAAAATATCACCAGGTTTCCATTTATGTTTATAAGTGTACTTGTCAGTTATAAAGTCTTTATATATTTCATTATATAATTCTTTGTGAGAAAAGTTTAACAAACCGACAAATTCTGTAATTTCATAAGGTTGAAAAAATATACCCTCAATACCTAAAGGATGATTTGGTACTAGTCTATGTTTATCTAATACACCTCGCCACTCTTTAAATCTTTTATCAACTAAATCAGCTCTACTTTTATTTCTATTTTGTTTTATACCGTTTAAAACTGTATCAGTATATTTTTTATCCCAATCAGGTTTCCATGGTTGATTTATAGGAATACCACCCGAATGATTTAATTTAGTGTATAAACTTTTATATAACTCTTTAGTTTTTGCACTTAATTTTTTCATATAAGGAATACTAGTACATATCCATGTTTCGGTATCATATGTTATTGTTTTACCATACAAACCTATAACTTCTTGAGCATCAGCATGAGGTACCAAATTACTGTGCCAATCCAATTCATCATCTGCAAATAGACCTTGATTTTCTCCGTCTATCTTTTTATTTGTTACACGCCAAAAGTATTCACTATGTTTCTTATCGGTACACCAAATATCAGGACTTATATGATAACCAAATGCAAGATTCCATTCTGCAAATTCTTCAGGACTTGCACCACTATTTTCAATCACCAAATAACCATGCTCAGCAACCATTTTATTTGCGTCAATAGGGTCTATTGATTCTAATTTTTTATTTTGTAAAATCATCTTTTGTTATTACATAATCCTTATATTTTTCTATACTTCGTTCTAACAAATCATGCCATTTAGGAATATTTAAAGTACCCATTGGCATTAATTGAATTCTTTTTGTAGGGTGGTAACCTGCGTCCGCTCCATGTTCATGTACTGTACCGTCATATGCCATAGCATTTGTTTCTGGTGGCAACATAGGATATATTCTTGTTTGAGCATGGTCTTTTGTAAAATATAAATGTTCTTTTTCCCAATCAGTAACTTTACTCCACCTAACTCTAACTTGACTAGGTTCTTGGTATTTTAAATCTTCTCTTGCCTTATCGTATTCATCATAATGGGGACCAACACCGTGTGTATCTCTACCCACAAATGCCAACCACCTTACATTATCATAGGGCATTGAATCAATAAATTTTACTACATCTGGAAACTCATCATGTACAAAGTCACACCACTCACCTTTAACATCTCCATAATATGCACCATTCGTAAATAACATTAATGCTCTGTAGTCGTGATTAATATATGTACTATGTCTTGAACTATTAATATCAGATTTGTCTTTGTCAAACCATACATGTTTTTTATCATTAATACTTGTCCATCTTTTCCACATCAAATCTAAATCTAAATTTACATAAGGTACATCTAATGGTGTCCATACAACACCTTTATAACCATTATAATGATTATTATAATTTACCTTAGTATGTTCAGGATTTTCTGGATTTTCTCTGTCAATATATTTTTGTATATCATCACCAGGCAATTTTTCATCTATATTCTTTACTATTCTATATCTTGCCATTTTTTATCCCACTCTTCATACAAATGAATCCATTTACATATTGTTCTTACATCCGTATGTTCAGTAATTTTGTTTTTCTTTTCATAAGGTTCTGATAATACTTTATTCATATTTTCAGCGTCTTCTTTTACCCATTCATAGTTGCCTGGAACACATTTTTCCCAACCATGATTAAATACAATATGGCCGTGGTTTACAACTTGAAAATTTTTTAATAAGTCTTTCATCATATTTGCATGTCTACCACCATTTTTATTACTAGGTGAAAATGTAACACTAAACATTGGTTTATGACTGATACTATAAGGTATATTTAAATCTTTATCATAGTTTGTTTTTACAACTAACCAATCCATAGCATTCTTAAATTGTCCACAATATCCACCCATGAATTCAGCAACACAAAAAACATAAGCGTCTGCGTCAATTAATGCCTTGTCAAACTCTATTACACTATCAGGTACATTACCATCAGCCATGTTACTATCTAATACAGGTATACAAAAATCTCTTAAATTAATAACTTTGTAAAATGGAATAAATTTATCTAAAAGTTTTAAACCTCTACCTTGCATAGAGTTAGAAGCATTACTAAAATTTACTGCTACAATCTTATTCATATGATACTTCACCTACCAATCTTTTACCACAAAATATTTCTGCCTCTACAATAGTCTTTTCTTTAAAATTATATTGTTGCATATCATTTGTGATTGATTTTAATTTTAATTTTTCTTCATAATATGTTTGTTCGTGATATGGCTCTTGTATAATCGCATTTTTGCAATCATAAAATTTCATTATGTTTGTGAACATTTTATAATGGTCTTTTTCATACAATAAAACACCACTAAAAATTATACAATCTACTTTGAAGTTAACATCTTTTAATGTTGCCCAATCTCTAACTTCGTATTGATAGTTTGGCCACCGTTTTTGTGCATATTCAATAGGTTCAGGTGAGGTGTCAAAACCATAATACTGATAATCTTTATAAGACTTTTCATGTAGAAAATCATTTACAGGTCCATGCCTGCAACCTATATCAACAATACCTTTGTAATTGTTTTTAATGATAATATCGGCTTGTTTTTCAAAAATAGGCCTTGCCTCTAGTGTGTCAAGATAAGACATATCTCTTAATGCATATCTTCTTTTCATAGGTATTTCACCGGTCATGGTGCCTATCTTTGGCCAAGGTACTTCTTTACTTGTAAACATTGTTAAAATCCGATGCTATTCGCCATAGTAAACGATTGTTATCCATAACAGGTGTTCTACGGTGTAAACTTGTAAATTGGTCCATGAGAAGTAAATCACCCTCTTTAAATATGTGGTGATATTGATACTGTGATTTAAATATCTTTGGTTTTAATTTACTGATTAACTCTTCATGGTCAATTTGTTTTTTGCCTTCCCATGCTTTACAAATAAAGTGGTATGGAAAGTAAAAATATTCTGACATGTTATGTGGGTGTACATCTACCAACTTACGAATACTACCTTTATTTTTACTCATAAATTCTAACTCTGGGTCACCCTCTTCTAAGTCATATATTGTATTGTTTTTAAATTTTAATCTGATTGTAATAGAACGATAATACTCTTGTTCATCTTTAGACATATCATAAAAAGGTTTAGAAGTATTACATACACTTAATGTGGTATTAATGTCTTCTTTAACACAATACAATCCAATTAATATCTTATCAATCAAATGTCTTGAATTACCATTTGAATGCCAACCTAACTCTGTATCACCAAACATACCAATTTTCTTACCGTCAACTTTTTTACCTGTGACTAAAAAGATTTCTGGATGTTCTTTTGGATTCATAAACAAATCAGGTGATTCACATTCACCAAATCTTTTCATAAAATAAATATAATCACTTTCTTTTAGATTTTGATTATAGATTACAGCTACACCGTCTTGGTGTATATCTCTTGCTAATTGTCTTATATGTCCGTCATCAAGACCTCTAATGTCTTGAATTGTCTTATGAGGTTGTATCATATTCTTCCTTTATTAAATCACATAAACTAATTCTATTTACATCACCCTTTTTAAACTTATCATAATCACTATCTTTTGTTGTAGCTAACCACACACTATCAGACGGTGTAAAGTTTAAATCCTGACATATTTTTTCTTGATATTTTTTTAGTCTTGTACTAACATGTGTTGGTAATACTTTTCTAATTATCTCTTCACCTAGTTGCATTGAGTGATAATTATAATACTTAGCAGACCCAATTAATCTTTCTAATTGTGAATCTGGTGTCCTTGACCAATAATATCCTATACGATAATTTCTCATACCAAAACATTTACTTAATGAGAAAAATACCTTTTCGACATTATCAGGCACTTTAATTTTTATATCTGAACTACACGAACCTATGTGTGCAATATCTAATACAACAGGTATATTAGTAGGTATATCTTTTAAATTGCCATCGGCTGATGATGGATTTGACATATACAACACTTCACCAGTTTCACTTTCAGGTAACCATACATAATCATCTTTATGTCTAATTATTTTTCTATTTTCTTGCATGTACCAATAGTTGATACCCTCAGTAACACCGTTAGCTGGATATAAGTATTTAAAATCTGATAAGTCTATGATAGGTTTCAACCATTCAGTAATATCTGAGTGAAATGGTTTTACCTCTGTATAATCATCATACTTGAAATTATCACAAACAATTTGAACTTCAATAATAGGAAATGTTCTAATAGCTAATGATTGTTTAAGTATTTTTTCTTTGTTTGTCATAAAATAATTTCTCCGCTAACCAACCACCTGTATCAAACTTATGCAATCTAATTCGTTTAAAGTTTTCGTGATGATTTTTATGATAGCCTTCACCTGCAATAAACATATTTAACCAAGGTACATTAGCGCCACCTGGTGTTTTATGTCCGACTGTATTCAATAGTCCAAATCCTATTTTTGCAAAAACAAATGGTACGGCACAAAAGGCCACCCAAAAATATGGACAAATAATGTAACTAACAACATTTACACCTATTAGTATTTTCAACCAATGTTTATGACAAAATACTAGATTAGGATTTTTATATAAATCTCTAGCGTATTTCATAGGTATTTTCTCGATATTCCATGTAGTCAATAATACTTTCCAGAAACCTACATGTTTAGCTGCGTGTGGGTCATTTGGACCGTCAGAGTGTGCATGGTGCATACGGTGACTCGCAATCCACCCGATTGGTGTTCTAATACATGCTATCATTAACATTGCTAAACCAACTCTTTCAAACCATACTGGTACTTTGAATTGGTTATGACAATAATGTCTATGTAATAGTATGCTAGCACCAAAGTGTGAAATAATTTGAGACCACACTATGCCTATTAATATTGAAATTGTTAACCACATATTACTATTTATCTATCCCCACATGATGAACTATTTTAGTATTTTCATTTATTGTATTTTTACTATACCATTCAATAGGCATATGAGTTATTTTACCACCGTTCTCTAAGACTGTATCATATACAAAATTTTGTTCACCGTAATACTGATAATGAACTGTACCATTATTATAATAATGAAGTTGCCATTTTTCTATATCGGAATTGAATTTATCCCACACATACTGCAAACTACCAGATTTGAATTTATACCAACCACCGTTTATTGGACACTTAGGAGAATGGTCCCACCAGTTTTTGTAGGTAATTAACTCATTGTCTTTAACAGGATAGTTAATCATATCTGATATATCACCTACTATTGTCTGGTCTATATCAATTATTATAGTATCTTCATTTGTATTATCAAAGTATTTTAATTTATGCCAATGTTCTTTTATAGATTCAAAGCTTTTTATATGTTCACACTTTAATTTTACATCATGTTTTTTAAACTCTCTCTGTAAAGTTACAACATTTGAATACGAATATCTATTGCCATAGAATATACAATGTGCTATCATATCCAGTTTTCCTTAACAATATCATGTTCTAAACAATCATGTATTTCAGGTTTTTGATGAAACAAAGCTACAGAATATTCTTTACGATATTTAAAAGATTCATTGTCATCATTATAATGAGCACCATCTCTATATGAGTATATTATAGGTGGCCTTTTTTTAGTAGGAAAAGTTTTTGGTTCTGTTTCGTGTGTTAAAAATCTGTCATCACCCTTATATTTAAATATATAATATTCGGGGTCTTTCATAAATTTATTGTATATTTCTCTACTATCATTCCAATTCATTACCGAGGAGTTATGTAGAGATGTACCTATATCTGGTCTATCAGAAACAAACTTTGCTTTTCTGGGGTCTTTCCATAACGGTAAAATCATATGAAAATTTCCTGTTGTCATAGCTAATTCGTCTATTGCTCCATGTATAATAACATCTAAATCAAAATATAAACATCTACCAGTATATTTAAATACAGATATTTTACTCCAATAACCTGGTAAATCATCTGATTTTATAGAAAAAGGATATAATTCAGGTTTATCTGTGATACACCAGAAATTATGAGGTTGAGTTAAATGTCTTTCAACAGCTGATTTAAGTTTAAACACATATTCAGGTCCGTATTTTTCCCCTACATTAACACAATAAACATCAACAGGAGTATTCCAATTAATTTCCGGCATAATGAATTACCTTTACATCTGTGTGCCAATCTTCATCTAATAGATATGGATTACCCGACCATTTTTTATAATCATGTTCAATGCATGTTTGTATATAAAAGTCATTTTCATGCCACTTTACAATATGTTTTTCAGGAAACATTGAGGTTTTAGTTTTGTTATCTTCTAACATCTTTTGTACAAAGTGTTGTTCGCCATTTACAGGTCCACTTGTTGTACCATTTTTAATAAAATATTCTTGCCAATAGTCAATATCTTTTTCAAATTTGTCAGAAATGTATTGATGTTCACCATTTTTGAATTTGTATATGCTACCACTCAATGCAAACTTTTTATTTTCTTTATCTTCTCTCCATCTCCACCAAAATCTATGTGTGCCTCTAAATTCATTATCTTCAATATCATCAAATAAAAAATCACAATTTCTAATTATGACTTGGTCAATATCCATCAATATAATATCTTCTTCTTTAACAATACCTTTTTTAAAAAAATCTAACTTATACCATTGTAGTTTTTTATCATCATTTTCTAACTCAATAATGTTTATATCTTCATCTAAAAACTCAGTATCATAATCTGTATAACAATAAAACTTAAAAGGCTTAGTCGTGTGTTTCTTCAAACTTCTAAAAATATTATTTACATCTTTAGTACCATATTTTGGTCCTTTTTTTAGTAGTGTACAAATACTAGTCATTTCTTTTACCAATCACCATAAATCTTTTGTATTCTTTATTGTTTCTACCTTTTAATTTTAATCTACTATAATAATAAGGTTTTGTAATATCAGATTGTTTCATCAATTCATAGTAATCTTCAACACAATTTACATGTTCTCTTTCATCTTTCATGTTGTTTGATTGTAAGATATATAATACTTGTTTATCATTTGAAAAAGATATTGACGACATAGGAAACATATGTTCGCAAGATGTATTAATACAAATGTTTGTATATCTTTGAGAATAATCTATAAAATTAATATCTTCTTTTATATAATTAATATTAACATCATTATAACTTCTACCTAAAAACTTTCTACCTATATCTAAAGCGTCTTCGTCCATGTCAATTAATTGTATATCTTCAACACCTTTTATATTGTCAACAATCAAAGGTACTAATACATTGCCATACCACGAACCTAATACGGTAATTTTTCTAGTTGATATGTTAGGCTTATCTTTTAATACTAAAAGTAGTTGCTCTATCAACCACTTTTTACAAGTAACTTGATTGCCTGAAAAACTATTGATGAAGTCTTTTAATCTATGTGGATATTCTCGTAATACAACTCTGTTTAGTGTATCACCAAAAAGACCTAAATCATAATTAAATTTTATTTCTACCTTCGGCTCTTCCATTTTCACTTAATATAATCGCTTTCTTTCTATCAAATTTTTCAAAGTTATGTATAGCATGTTGTACATATTTGTCTGGCCAAAAAGTATACCAATCTTTATGAACATGATAAAACCATTTATCTGTGCCTTCAAATAACATTGATAATTTTTCTTTATCTTTTTCAACTGCTTGATAAATGTGGTCGCACTCATCATTATTAAATGCAAACACACCACTATTTACATTACAAGATGTATATGTTGACTTATTTTTTTTCATCTTTTCATTATCAAACCAATGTACATGACTTAACATAACTTTACCTTTGACTTTATTCTTTTTATAATAGTCAATAAGAATATTTAGGTCACCTTGGATAATGATATCTATATCTAAAAATAAACAATCGCCTAGATTTAACCTCTTATCAAATAATGTCATTTTTTTCCAGGTGTGTTTGTAACTCATATCAATAGGAAAAGTTTTTATACCAGGTATTTCTCTATCAGAAAAACAAAAATCAATTGGTAATTTTTTTAAATCATCTACACTATACTTGTCTCCCCAGAAAGCAGTTACTATAGAGACCATGGTGTTGCCTTTGCATTAATATACCATTTTTCAAACTCTGGATAAACATCTAACAAATTTGTATCTCTAATACTATCAAGATACCTGTATCTATCCATAGCGTCTAAAAATCTAGTATCATTTCTTTCTTTATCGTTTCTTAAAGTGTGTATATGGTGAGCCATATTATAGAATTTTTTGTTACTATATTTTTTAATATACATTTCAGACACATCTTTAGGAACATTAACTGCTCTAGCCCACACAGGAAAAGAAAGATTATTATTTAATTTTGCTTGCATACCAAATGTATCTTTCACAAAGGTGTGAATTTCATCTAAGTATCCAATGTTTAATAATTGAACTGTTGTACTGAAAGATAGTTTTACTTTAGGAATTTGACCTATGTTTTTCATAGTTTCAACTTTTTGTTCCCATATAGTTCCGGTTCTTATATATTCATCAATCTTGCCAACACCATCAATAGAAAACATTATGGTCACTTTTCTAAAATATTTAAATAAAGCAAACAACTCAAAATTTTCAGTCATGCCATTGGTTACAAATCTCAACTCTAAATGTCTTGACATATTGTTGTCAACAATCCATTGTACAAATCCTGCAACTTTAGGATATAATAATGGTTCGCCACCTACAATTTCTATTTGATTAGTAGTAGGTAATATTTTCTTTAAGTCATCTCTAAACTTATCCATATCCATTTTTTTAGATTGGTCTATTATAATTGGTCCTTTCCAATCTCTAGGCAAAGTACCCAATCTTTTTTGTTCAGCTGCTATTTTTGATGATACTAGAGGATTACACATAGTACATTTTAAATTACACAAATTTCCAAATATCTTAATTTTAAAAGAGTCCATATCAGTAGGTTCCAAGTCTACATTTTTGTCGTCTTTTATTTTTTCTAATGTTCTTTGTTTTAATGTATTTGTTTTATCTAAATTTGTTGTGTAGTAATTTTGTAATCTTTTTGAATTGCCTGAGTTTTTTTCATTTGCTATACACTTATAACAAGTGTCTTTAATTAAGTCAGTAGGTTCACCAGGTTTCAACATATCATATCGCAATTGTTTCATATGTTTACCATTGAAAAAGTCCATAGGCGATACATCAACAATATTTTCTGATTGTTTTTTAGCAATACAACATGCCTGATAATTACCAGCAACTGTAGTTGAAAATTGTACAAAAGGTAAAGTACAGTAAGGCTTAATCATTCAACACTCCAAGTGCCCATTGTTTTTCTACACACCACCAACACCAGTTTTTAGCATTTGGTCCTTGTGTTTCGGAACAATGTTTTGTCCAATTTTCAGTTTTATCACCAGAACATATACAACTATGTGTTAACGGATATATTTCATTCATTAAGAAACTATCTTTTTTATATTCAGAAACAATAAATTTTTTATCTACATTGTACCAAGGACATATTGTATAACTTTCGCCTACTAGTGTAATATGAGTTAATTGGTCTACATCTCTTTCAGGTTTATAATAATTATATTTTGTTTGTATTTCTTTAGGTGGAGATAATGTGATACCTCTATAAAAAACATCTATATTATACTGTCGTTTATACTCTATAGTTTTACTTTTAAAAGTTGGTATTTTTGTTTCACCATCTGTGTAAATAAATTTTAATCTGGTATAAGAAGAACTAAATTTATCGAATAGTTTTTTACAGATATTGTCTGACCTAAAGCTGGCATATGGGTCACACACAGGTTCATCACCTGTATTAATAAAAATATTTACTTTGTCTAGTTTACGAGATATCTTTAATTCATTTAACAATTTATAAATTAAAAGTGTCGAATCCATTCCTGAAGAATGGTTGATTAATATATTTTTTGCACTATCCGGAACATATATCATTTTCTAAGGCCTTCATGTTGTCGTACTGTAGTAAATTTATCTTTACCACATTGCCTAGAACAAATGCGACAAGGCGACATGTCCCAACTTAAAGGTAATATATGTTGATACCAGTCTTCTTTTAGAATATCTATAAAGTCTTTTTCCCATGCAGGAATTAAATCTCTATGGTCTAACATCTCGTTTCCCATATGTTGATATTTTGTTTTTTCAGCTACATTATTAATTCTATGATATTCATTTGAACCAATCCAACAACAAGGATGAACATAACCCATACAATCTAAGTAAACATCATTTCTTGCTTTTGTATGACAATATATTTTACCGGCAGATTCTTTTCTTGATTTTTCAGGATCCTCAACAAATTTATTTTGATTTTTATTTGTTTGTATGTTAATTTCATCAGCAGATAAATCTTCAACTTTTTTACCGTCCCACAACTTATCTGTCCTATTTAAATCTTTAAATTCTTGTACATCCGTTTTTTCAGGTTGATATCTCATTACACTATAATTTCTTTTTTGCCAAGTATAATCAATACTATCTTTGCCATAAAATCTTTGTGTATTGACAGCAGTAAATCTTACAAATCCTAAATCTTTAGCAATTTGTTTACATTCTTCTTCTTGATGTTGATTGTGACCAAACCTAATAAATGACCATTCAGCTCTTCCACCACCTTTCATAAATGCTGTAGCATTTTCTATAACTCTATGATATCTTGTATTTGTTCTATAGATATGGTGTGTGTCTTCTAATCCATCAATTGCAAAATTCACTAGACCATTATAGGGAGCTAATAGTTTACCATAGTCATACCACCATTTGGCAGACCTCATACCTCCGTTAGTATAAATTTTTAAACTATCATCTTTGTTTTTTAAATGCCAATCTGTTAAAACATTAGTTAATGTGTATTCTGATATTTCGTAAATATCTTTAGCAAACATTGGGTCGCCCATGTTACCACAGAATAATACAGCTTTGGCTTGTTTTTGGTAGTTTTGAAATATTTTTTTATATCTGTCAATGGTGATTTCGGTCAGACACAATTCTGGTCTTTCTTCTAACTCACCTTTCCGGTTAATTCTATTTCTTGAACATTGTACACATCTAGCGTTGCACTTGTCCGTTATTTCTATATGAAATGATAAAGGTTTTTCAAAGTCAAACATAACATGATTTAGTCCTTAAAATTGTGAAGTATATGAAATAATATCTTTAAAGGTTTCTGCTTTTCTAAGTTTAGCTTTTAATTCTCTATTATCTGATTCTTTCACAATAGGCAATTCAAATGCAGCTAGTTTAGCTTTGAACATCTGCTCTTTAATCAATTCATTATCATACTCTAATTTGTCATTAAAGATTTTCGACACCAATTCTTCCAGTGTGTAATCAATTTTAACTTCCACCTCTTTTACATTCGGTGCATTTGATTTAGATACTTTGATAATGCCTTCTTGTTTGGCAATATCAATCATTTCTTCTTTGAATCGTTTTCTTTGTTCATTACACCAATTATCAGTATAATGATGAATTTCGGGTAATGATTGAATAGATAGTAAATTTTTGTAATCAGGATGATTTTCGTCTAACTCTACGATATGTGGAAAAACTTCATTTTCTTTATCACCTTTTACAAAAACCTCAATTTGTGTTCTTTCATTATCACAAAATCTTGCTGAAACAAAATTGTCTTTTGTAATTTCCATTAGTTTATCCTCTTTCCTATTTTGTTATCTAAGTATTGAAACAAATTTATTTTTGGTTTCCATCCATATTTAGTCAAGATAGAGATGTCAGCTTTATTATCTTTTCTCTCGGTTTCTGGTCCTAATTTACTAGAAAACGATAACTTACAATAATTCATAATATCTACTATTTTATTTGATATTCCTGTACCCATATCAATAACACCTGTTTCATTTGTATTCATCATCAATATAATAGCTTCGCATAAGTCATCCACATGTATAAAATCTCTACTATGGTCAACATTAATATATGGCACCACACCTTTGATAATTTGTGGTATTAACATGTTCTCCCGACCATTAGGTCCGTAAGATGTAGTAAATCTCATACCTAAACTGTTATCTGGAGCAAAATGTTCTAGTGAAAATTTACTAAATGCATATGGATTTCTCCATGGTTCATGTGCTGTGCTTGAACTTGCATATAATATTCTGGAGTTTTTATAATGTTCAAATATTCTTCGACTAACAATAACATTTTGTTTCCAATATTCAGCTGGATTGTCTAAAGATATTCTTACACCTGATAGTCCGGCTAAATGAATTACCACATCTATATTATCAGGTAACTTACATGTTAATAAATCTTCACCTAATTTTAAATCTAAACAAGTAACATTATCTAATTTATTTTTTAAATTAGAGCCTATGAAGCCCTCACTTCCAGTCAATAATATATTCATACTAAGATTTATTTATTTTTAAATAATAAGTGTTTACTGTTGTTGACGAACCGTTTGGAAATTCTTGTGCTCTATAATCGTTAGCATTTACAAATCTTGTTTGATAATTACCAGAACCATTTAATCTGGTATCACCCATACCTGTACCTCTGTTTGTACCTGAAGAGTAACTATAAGATAATGCATAACCATCAGTAGATGAAGCTGCTGTATATCTAACCCATTCTTGAATTAATGATTCAAATGTTGCTTCTGGATAAGTTTGAAGATTATTTGAAGCGTCAACCAACATAGGAGTTGTATAAGATGTATCAGAACCATTAACACTATGTAAATAATAATTTGTGATAGTAGTAGGTTGGTCTTGTGTTTCGGGAATACCTGAAGCTGTATATGCTGAAGTGTTTGCTCTAGTATCTGTAAATACTGCCGTACTTGAACCACTAACTTCGGTAGCTCCAGTAACACTTGTTGATGTACTAATAAAATATGTTCCACCTTGTTGTGTGCCAGTAGAACCCGAAACTAATAAATCTATCGCTGGATGTAAAAAGGTATCTTTTACATCTGCGAGTGACATAGCTTGAACTGCACCAGATGATGTGTAATAAACAGGCCAAGTCTTACCTGTATCTGTTGTAGGTGTTATTGAAGCTGTCGTTTGAGTTATTTTTGAATAGTTAACTGTAACGGTAGAGGGCTCTGCTGTTGTAGCTTCACTAGGAAATGCTGAAACACTTGTTGATTGAGCACCTGCCTGTAATCTAGTATCACTTAATGTACCTAAACTACCACCTGAACTAACAACTGATAATGATACACTAGGATTTAATGAGTATTGATAAACTATTTGGTCTACAATTTCTCCGACCATAGTTGTGGTCATCTCTTGTAGATTGCCTGAGTTATAGTAAAGTGGTTGTCTTACTGCCATAATCTAATTCCATTTATTTTTAAGCACCAGCGCCATAAATTGTTTTCAAAGTGGTACCGGATGAGTTTAATATTTGTAATGTCACCAAAGATTTTAATTCATTTTGACCAATAGCGTCACTTGCTATCATTGATTCTGTTATTGCGTCTATAGAACCTGTTGTTACAATTGTTCCTGTATTATCAGGTATAGTTATAGTATTTGTACCTGTAGGGTCAGATACCGTAAGTGTCGTTCTATTTGAATCACTTGTAGAACCCTCATAAATTATTGTTCTATTTTGAGCAATATATAAATTTGCGTCAATAGCTAAAGCAGCCGTAATTGCACCACCTGAAGCTGAAGAAGTTAAATATGGAAATCCACCTATTTCATTAACAGTTAAAAGTCCTGTTTGCGTTTCAAATGCATTTGCTCTAAATGAATCATTAATATTTAATCTAGTAGAATCTGTAGACCTTAAAGTATTACCTGATATCTCTACAGTACCTAAAGTGTGTGTTGCACCTGAACCTGTAATACTTGTTCCTGTTATTGCACCAGCATTAAGTGTACCTGTTGTAATTAAATTTTCAGAACCAAAACTAATTGCCGTAGAATCTGTAGCAGTAATTGTGTTGCCAGATAATTGAAGACTGCCTGCATTTATTGTAGGTGTTGTTAAAGAAGTTGTTATTGTGACAGCACTTGGTAAACCAATTGTTAATGTATCTGTCGCACTTACAACCACTTCAATTTCATTTGAAGTACCAAATACTCTTAATACATCACCACCACCTATAATCTGTTGTGTTGATGTACTATCTTCTATTGTCCAACCAGCAGTAGATGTAGCAATACTAATTGTTTCATTCATAGCGTCAACTAAATTAGTTGCACTAATAGAAGCTGATAGATTTGCTTTATCACCAAAATCATTAGCCGCTAAGTCGTTAAACTCCGTTCTAAATGTTTCTAGCGTATCTGTTACTGCTATGTTTTTAACTGCCATTGATTAACTCTTTTATTAAACTTTTAATTTCTCTTAACTCGGTCTTTAAACTATTTATGTCTTTTACCGCTGTTCTAATTTGGTCACCATGTTGTTCTCTTGACCTAACTCTTTTCATATAAATTTCGTATTCTGTCACATTTGTGTTAACAATACCGTTTGAGTGTACATCTCTTACTAAACTTGTGTAACCTTCAACTTTTAATCTTTGTGCCATATTATACCGCCAAAGCAATTGCTCTAAAGTCTTTTAGTCTTGCTGGGTAAGCAGAGTTTGTTCCGTTAAATACTACTTTAATTTGGAATGATGTAAACTCTGGTAACGCAGCTACACTAAATTTGTAATCTTTAAAATCAATATCTGCAACTTCATCACCTTGTGATGGTGTGACATTTGTATCAGATGAACCGTCTGTGTTAAATGGTGTAAACTCAATGTCCTGTATTCTTCGTGTTTCCTCACCACCAGATAGACGGTAATACATCTTGATAGAAGAAGTCGACCTCACACTAGCAGCCACTCTTACCTCTACTGCTGTAGATGGATTTTCTAAAGTAACTGGTCTAGTTAAGTAACTTCCTTCAGATGAACCACCCTCTGTAGCAGTATCATCTTCATAATCTACTGTATTACTTAATTTTGCTATAATTTTTGAACCACTTGCCGGAGCAGATGTTAAGGTCAAAGTTGTACCTGAAACTGTAAAGTCATCAACAGGAGATAATTTTTTACCTGATTTTTTAACAGCTAATAAATGTACACTTGCTGGTGAAGATGACATTGTAAAGTCTGTAGTAGAACCATCACCTGTAAATGTATCTGTAGTAGATACTTGTGGTTTATTTAATCTGTTTGAAATTGCAAAAGCATTAACTCGTTTTAAATCAATAACTGGAGATACATTAGCATTTGATGAACTGATTATCAAGTTAACAAACATTGACTTAGAACCTGCCATTTCATTTGTTTCATTTATAGAACTTGCAACCATTCTAGGATTTGTAAAGTAAATATTATCTCCTAATACTACATTCTTAGATGATGTTGTTCCTTCTAAACTAAATGGCGATTCTGTACCATGAACTGATTTACCAGATGTTGTTCTTAGAGTTGCATTGATATTTGTTTGTGGGTGTATGACACTACCAATTTGCAATTGTAATACATCAAACAATCTATTCTGAGTAGCCGTTACATTTGAACCACCAACATCTCCCGTAGCAGAAGCTGTACCAGTTGTTGTAATATCGTAACTATCTAAAGTTATGTTTGAAATTGTTGTGTATGTTCCGTTAATATCTGAGTGAGCAATACCATTGTATGTGCCTGAAGCAATACCGGCAATCGTAACATTGTTATTTGTACTATGCATACCATGATTTGCATGGAAAATTCTAATTACACCAGAACCATTAAATGTTCTAATTGGATTTGAGTCTAAAGTTTTTGTAGGTAAAGTATCATTAGTCAATGTTAATGTACCTGTAGATGAAGTATCAAATACTGCTTTCTTTAAAGTAAACTTCATGTCTTCCATTTGTTCAGGAGTCCATGTTCTATTGTTAGCAGATTTGAATAATACACCAATATTTGGTTGTGACGATACTGTTCTATTTGAACCGATTTGAGTTTCACCTAATCTTGCAACATAAGCTGTGTAATCTGTTGAGTCAGAATATAATACAATCGCATACTCAATACCTTCTTGTAAATAAACAGGTGAATCAAATGTAAATGTAGTTGCTGTTGTAGCGTCTGTACTAGTATTAATTGAACCAGGATTTAACCATTTTCTTGCAAAAGGTAATACTTTAGGTCCTGGATAACCATTGACCATTGTTCTAATTTCTGCCTTCACAGGAATTGTATCTGATTTTGTAGCAAAGAAAGCGTCTAAAGAAGTTATAAAAATACCATCTTCTTCATCAACAATAAATGATTGCGCTAATGGGTCACCTCTCTGAGCTCTATTGTTATCTTCTCTTCCTTGTCTTTGAGGTTGTCTGACTGCAATAACTCTATTTGATGTTCTTGTTTGTGCTCTATTACCTGTAGTAGATGTTCTAACTGTTCTAGCTTCTCTACTTGAAATAATTGCCTCTTGTGTGGTTTCTAATAAACCTTTTGCGTCATAATCACCCTCAGCTGAAGTTGCAACTGCTGTTCTATCGTTACTATTTGTAGATGAACTTGTTAATCTGAATACTCTCTTACCTGTACGCCATCTAGGATTAGATGTAACATTAGGGTCAGGTATTGCAAAAGTACCTGATACAAAACCATTTGCGTCTGTTGTAACATTACCACCTAATGAGCCGCCACTTGGTGTTACATATGATGATACATCAATGTTATCAAAATAAGGATAAACTCTAGTGTTTGGTCTTAATCCGTAACCTGAGAAAGTGATTGTTCTACTTCTAATAAACGGTACAAATGCTACCGAAATAACTCTGTTACCTAAACTCTGTCTTAGTGCTTGTGGTACAATTGTTGTTCTTACACCAGCTCTCGTTTGAACCACATCTCTGTTTGTAGTTTCAACTAATTGATTACCTTGCCATCTTCTTGTTGTTCTAGGATTACCTGACCATTGGTCTTGCCATTCATTCCATTCTGTACCAACTGGTATTTCTGAAATACTGGTATTATCTAAACCTGCATTAATAGCTAAGTTATCAAATGTACCATTAACATTAACAACGATTTCTGGAGCTCTTCTTGTTTCTTTCCACTCATCTACTGGTGGGTCTAAGTCAATATCTCCAATCCAATCAAATACTAAGAAAGGATTTAAATTTTCTGTTTTTGTTGCGAAAGGTTGTTCTATATAATTTGTTTCTGTATAAGGTAATGTAATTAAATCACCAGTCTTTTGGTAATTTGCGTCTGTTCTATCGCCAGATAATATAGATGTGCCATCATCATCAGCTTCAGCTAAAGTAACCGAATCTTCATTAAATAATGTTCTTGCCTCACCTCTTGCTCTGTCTATTGCTAATTTGTAATCATTATTACCTACATCACCTACATTATGACCTGTAAAGTTATCGACAACAAAACCATTTTTAAATCTATCAAAACCATTTGCGTCTTGTATTTGTAATGATTGAGCGTCTGCCTCTAATAATGATAACTGAGTATAATATTCGATATTTTTAATTCTAGTTTCAAGATTACCAATATCTTTCATTGTATATCTTCTATTATCTTCGGCGTCAATTTTTACATCATCTGTTTGTAATGTATAAGCAGGAATATTTAAAGTTGACAATAACATATGTCCATCTAAATCTTTAGGCTCTAATGGATTTAAGTCAGAAGCTCCTTCAACAACTCTTAAATTACCTTCTCTTGTTAAGAATAGTTTGTCAACTCTACTTAAATAAAATTCTAAATCTGAAGTAATATCAGAACCAAATTCTGGAATATCTACAGTAGAAGCACCAGTACCGTCAAATGACCTATCACTAGAACCACTATCAATTGTACTTGCGTCATCTACTCTTGGTCTGAAATCTAAAACATCTCTTAATTCAAATTTAACACCAGATGTATCTGAAGTGTAACTAGGTATATTTTCGTAATCTACAACACCTGAATAAGAGTCAACATCAAAATAATCTCCTGAACCGTGAGAGAAGTAATCAAAGTTTACAAGTAATTGACCTGTTGGTACGATTGCACCTGGTTTTAATTTAATTCTACCAATGTCATAGAAGTTATCTCTTTGACCGTTATCTAATTCAAATCTACTTGTAATATCTGTATCTGAACTTGTAGCAGCTGAACCAAAACCACCTGACATGTAAATATTATTAATTTGATAAATGTCTGCCTTACCTAATCCAATAACACCACTTTCAATAGTTGTTTGAGAAGAAATGTTAACAGTTGAACTAGAGTTTAATGTTTTTGTTTTTGAATCTGCAATTGTTCTACTAATTGTTGCTAAGATTTTTACTGTGTGACCAGCAAAGTTAGCGCCAAAGTCTAAGTTAAGAGTTTTACCTGTCGGAGAACCACCTAAATTAAATATTGAGTCACCCTCATGGTTACTACCTGATAGGTTTAATGTATCTCCTACTGCACCTGTTCCACCACCACCTGTTGACATAATAGATACTGCAAAATCACTATTTGATAATGAAGCAAATGTTTCGTTAGTACCAGCAGAAATTGTAATATCACCATTTGATGATAAGTCGCCTTTGAATTGTCTTCTTACATTAAAGTTAGTGTCTGTTTGACCAGCATTTGTTGTAGTCTTTAATGTCTTAACAGTTTTGTATGGTAATTTGTAAATTAAAATATTGTTTTCAGGATTTGTTAACTTAGCTCTGTTTCTTGTAACAACAGCGGCAGTTGACACATCTGAACCACCAACATTAGCTGATAGTGTTGCTTGTGACTGCGAAACAACATTTTGTACAATTGCTGTAACAGTTGAACCTGCGTCATTTGTAAATGATATTGAATCACCTACTTTTAATTCTGTATTAAAGTTTGTACCTTTACCTAATAAGTTATTCGAACTATTTGCAATTGAAATATTACCTGTAATAGTTTCATTTGTACCGTAAGTAGAAGTTAAATCTGTATCTGCTGTATAAGTTGGCGAACCTGCCATACCAATTTGTTTTACAGCTGTAATATCTCTTGTTGCAACACCTTTTAAACCTAATCTATCAGGTTGAATTGTAGCAGAACCATTTGAAGTTTGACCTACAATATTTTCATTGATTGCAAAAGAACCTTTGACATTTGATAATACCACAACACCATGTGTCATTGTAGGACCAGAAGTAAATGCTGTTACATTCTGAGCAGTTGTGCCGTCTGCACCAAATAATTCAAAAGTATTTGTTGTTGCGTTTCTAACAGTAAATGTTCCTTCAGTATATGCTGAAGAGTCTATTTGAAAGTTACCACCAGATAAACTAATTTGTTGACCATCAACAAAGCCATGGTCATTTAGGGTAACAACACCTGGACTTGCAGCTGAAATAGATGTAGCAGCTGCTGATTTAGTCGCCGAAATACCTTGTACGACACCTGTTGCACCTGAACTTGAACCTGATACAATTTCACCTGTTGTAAATGAAGTTGCCTCTAAAACATTAAGATGAGTAAACATCTCAACATCAAATAAGTAATGTCGCCAAACACCAGTTTGTGCAAAAATATCATTTGATTCTGAACCTGTTACATATTCAAAACCTCTTGACTTAGCACGACCAATTTGTGGTACAGTTGTACCTACTGTTGATTGTTGCGTTCCTCTTACTGCTGTTGCTGTGTCAAAAAGATTTACAGTTTTAAATGCCTCTACAGCACCTGAAACAAATCCTACATCAGGAGTATTATAAACATTATCAACATTAAAATAGTTATCTAAAGTAAATCTAGTTTTATTATTGTTAGCAGTATCAAAATCTCTTGCTTTGTTTACATCAACAAAAGTAGTACCTAATCTTTCTGATTCATATCCGTTTACATATGCTTTGAACGGTGAAACACCTATTGCTAATTTAGTTGCACTACCACTTTCACCTGATGTGTAAATACCTCTATTGTTACCAGATACTAAATGTTCTCTGACATCAAAGTCTGGATTAATTAAAACATAGTTACCCGATTCATCAAATGTTCTTCTTGCTAATGTATCTTCAAGAACAGCATACTCTGTTGTTCTAACCATTGATTTAATATTACCAGTATCAACTCTAGCAATTTCATAAAAATTATTATCATCAACAGCTGTTAATGTTTTCTTAGCTAATGTTAATGTGATTTTAAATCTGTGTGCGCCAGGAGCATTTACATTTGAAGTACCTTGAGCATTGTCATTTAAACTGTTATCATCATTTGGCGTTACAAAAGATTCTGTAACCGACAAACCTATTCTGTATGATGGTGAGTTTGTGTACTTATCTAATATTAAAGTTGTACTATCTACATTGACATGAAAACCATTTATGTAATAAACACCTGATTCAATAGCTGCAGCTGAACCTGTGTGAGTTGTCGCAACTACAATTGTTGGACTACCTGTAGCATTTGATGTTACTGTTTCGCCATCAGTAAATACTAAATCTGTATTGTTTGTTCCTGCTTTGTCGTATTTAACAAACAAAGTGTCGGGGTCAGTACCGTCTGTAATTGAAATGCCTACAACTTTTGCAACAACACCTGAAGTATTTCCTGTTAAAGTTGTTCCGTTATAAGTTGATAATTCTGAAGCTGATTTTGAAGTTAACTTAATTGAAGTATATTCTGTATCAATTGATACTTGACCAGGAATAACCATTGCACCTTGTTTGAAAAGGTGGTCAGATACTTTTTCTACCTGGTTTTGTAGAATTGATTGTGATTGTGTTAACTCTCTAGCCTGAACTGCAAATGACGGTCTAAAAAGTATTCTGTGAAACTTCTTCGACTCGCTAAAGTCATCATAGTAAGGTGAGAGGTTAAAGTCAGTTGGACTTGGCATTTAACTCTCCTAAAATTCTATAACCAGTTTAATATTCTCTGTTTGGTCAGCAGCTCTTGTGATAGGCGCTCTGTTTTCAATGTAAAGAATATCACCAGAGTCAGCGTCAATTTCTGCACTAGAATATCCACTTGCAAATACTTGGCTGTTAATTGTGCTTGATGATGTTGTTGGTGTACCGTTAGCACTAGACGATTGTCCTGTGATAACATTTTGTCCACTAAACGCTGTTTGGTCTCCGTTACTATCAATACCTTCGTCTGTATGTCTAGTTTGAATGTAATATAAAATACTGTTTACTGAATCCCACTCTACAACTTTACCAACTGCACCTGTAGTTGCTTGGTTGATTTCTTCGTCAGCTGTAAATGTTCCTGTAACACCTGTAAGATTTACTGCTTTTGTGCCTCTAAGTGTTGTTGATGTAGCAGCTGAACCACCTGATTGTGGATCCCTAATTAAACTAATTTTTCTAAAGTCGTTTGCAACTGAGAAGTCACTTGTGTTTGAACTTTCTGTTCCTTCAAGTGATGTATTCATCATTACATAAAATCCTCCCAATTCTTCTACTGCGTTAAATCCGTGTCCGCCTTTTGGTTCAATAATTACATCAATTTCTGCACCTGTCAAACCTGTCGCACCAGCAGCTACGATTTGTGCATTACTGATTGTACCAAAAGTATAACCTGTTCCTGGAGTTGTGACTGTCACAGCTGTAACTGCACCTGAAGCAACTGTAACTGAAACCTCACCTGAAGAACCGTCACCTCTGATTGCAATACCTGTATGAGTACCGTCTGAACCACCTGAACCGGCAGATTTAATTTTACAAATATTAATTGCACCATCAACGGCTGCTGATGATACTGTAGAGTTTGTTGCAACTGCCATAAAGTCAGTTGATAAGAAATTTGATTGTTGAGAAGCAGATAAAGTGTACATATATTTCCACTTGTATCCGTCAGCAGTAGAAATAATTGTTACATCTGTTCCTGTTGGTTCGATTGTCGAAGCAGTATTACCATCATTATCTAAACACTTATAAACATTTCTAGCAGTTGTCAATACATAGAAACTTGCGTCATGTAATGTTGACGCACCACTATTAGCTGCAATAGCTGTTGTAGTACCTGTCGCATAATCTCCATAGTCATGTCTGTAAATATCGTAAGTTGTGCCTGTAGCCCAATTTCTTCTTGGAACTGCAAAGGTCACATCTGTAGTAGTAATTTTCTTAGCCGCCAACATATCATCAAAAGGAAAGTGTTGTGAATTAACATTGTCTGCTGGAGTAACTGGAGATGTATCTGTACCCTCATTATTTGTTCTAGCGTCACCT